GGCATCGATGCTCCGATTTCTTTATATCTGGCCGGGTTATGAAGATATTCTACAATCTCGCTTAAATTCTCTTTCGCCTCATCTTCACCTGCAACATCACGGAAACGGATTCCCTCGGATGATTTCACATAAATCTTCGCACTGCTTTTTCCCATTCCGAAAGACATGGCGTTTTTTCCACCGGCCCGCTTCATCAATTTTCTGGACATGTATTCTCCCAATGCCACAAAAAACAAGATTGGAAGCACCCAGGATAAAATATTAACCAGAATCGGAGATGACTGATCAATTTCTTCTCCGTAAAAAGAAACATCCGCTTCATATAATCGTTTCGTCAGATCCGGATCATTGACCATCGCCGTTTTGTAAATGGTCTTCCCGTCTTTTCCTGTAAATAAGATTGTATTATCCTGTTGCTGCAATTCTACTTTTTTTATCTCCTTTTTCTCGGTCATAGAGATAAATGTTCCATAATCTACATCTTTAATCTGCTTTTCCTTTATGTAAGGCATCGCAATAATGTTAAATAATATCAGGATAATCAGCACAATCGTATAATAAAACATCAACGGTTTTTTCGGCCGTTTCACCTGTTCCATAATCATTCCTCCATTCTTTCAATATCGAATTCAATTTTCTTTTATATGGTAACAGTTTTTGTCTGATTATTCCAGTTTTATATTATGAAAATTGTATGAATTTCGTAAAATAAAAATATTAAAGTACAATCTTCCAATTATAATTCCTTCGGTTTCGGCCACTTCTGAGTACCGGCTTTTAAGAACTGTGATATATGATAAATGGCAGCGCTTCTACATTCGGGTTCAATTATTTTTAACAAATAGAATATCTTTCGAAACATAAAGTACTGATTCTGCCGGATACTTTTTATATAACAGGAAATAAAATTCCTGTTATGCAAAAAAAGAAAGCCCCGTAAATCCGGGACTTTCCAAATATTTTAGTGTTTTTTATACAATTCCCTGAGCTGTCATAGCATCTACGACTTTCTCAAATCCTGCAATGTTAGCTCCTGCTACTGCGGCTCTCCCAATCCAACTTTCAATGCCATTGATAAATCCTGCGCCAAAATCTGAACCAGGTCCATAACCATCATAGGAACGCGCGCCTGAATTAGCTTCTTCCGATAATAACGTTCCTGCCAAATTAGCTCCCCATTCGTTGTTCTCTAGTCCGGAAACATACTGCCTTCCTTGGTTTTCACCAGTAGCACCAGTATCTGCCGACCCCATTCCAGCGTTTGCCGCATTTGATAACTGGCATGACGTTGAATCAATACTCCATTTATTGCTTCCCAGACCGCTGTTATATTCCGAACTTTTGTCCGCTCCTGTCCTTTGGGTATTGGCACTTCCAAGCAGTGTATTAGAGGAATCTGCAATCTTTCTCGATGTGAGGTCTATGCTGCTCTTATTACTTCCGACTCCTAAATCATACTCTTTAGATTTTCGACTTCCTGTGCCCTGGGTGTCTGCAGAGCCCAATCTTTCATTGGAGGAATCAGCAATATCCTTAGAAGTCTGTTCGATTTTCTTTCTGTTACTTCCAACCCCATTGTCATACTCTTTGGATTTTCGGCTTCCCGTGCCCCGTGTATCAGCGCTTCCTAACTGTTTATTGGAAGAATCGGCAATGTTCTTGGAAGTCTTATCTATATCGCCTTTTGTACCAGCCAGTCCTTGATTCACCGCATTTCCTGAGTTTTCTCCCGTTCGTTCGAATTCCCCGGACTTAGAATCTATAGTATCCATTGCGGACTGCGCAAGGTCTTCCATTGCCTTCACCATGTGCGGTGTTGTTTCCGCAAATCCTTGCGCAGCGCTGTCACCTGCTTTTCCGGTGGATTCTTTGGCTTTCCCCTGGAATTTATCCAGTTCTGTTTTAGACTTATCCACCATTTGCTTTGCAGAATCCACCATGGCTTGCGTTACTCCGGGAGTTCCATCTTCTACAGCCTTTTGCATAGCCTTATAGTTGTCTTTCATATTTTTGACTTGTTTTTTTAGGCTGTCTTGTGTTCCCGTTTCTGCAGTAACGAAGCTATTTTGGATATTCTGCATCGCCTCTTCTATCTTGTCAGATTCTCCAGAAATAATTGCACTGGATAATCCCTCATAGTTCTGAATTGTAGCATTATATCCTACATAGGTAGCTTCGGCCTCTTTCAAAGCTTTTTTTGTTTCATCATACGCAGTTTTTGCTTCATCTGCTGCCTTATAGATTTCCCGGCTGGCAATCTGGTGAGCGTTTGCAGCTTCTGGCGAATTTTTTAAAATTTCCTGATACTCTTCCTGTGCTTTCTTCGCTGCCGCCTGTGTATCATTGTACTTTTTCTGAGCTTCATCGCATTCTGCCAGTTTATCCGTATAGCTTTTAAGGGCACTGTCTTTTCTCTTAATCGCTTCGGTATATGCTTCTTCATTGGCATTTAAAAGAGCCTCTGCTTTCTTCTTTTTAATAATCTGGTCTATGGAAGTTCCCAAATTCCCATTCGCCTGGATAATCTCCCATATTTTATCTTTTTCTATACCAAGAGCTTCAGATAACTGGTTCACAATAAAATTTGCCCGGTCCTCATATCCAGCTTTTACTTGTCCATTGGAATCAATCAGTCCCTCTAATTCATCTTGTAATTCTGTAAGATATCCATATTCTGCATCGATGCTTTCCATGGACTCTTTTCTTGCAGAATCCAATTCTTTGTAAGCCTCATACTGTTTATGGATTTCTTCGTTGGCTTTCTTCTGTTCCTCTGTTAAAGCATACTGAGATTCTTTGGAATCATCTGTAGCTAATTTATAGACCGTCAGCCCAGCTGCCAAGGCCCCAACCGCTGTAATCACAAGCCCTATTGGATTCGCATTCATAACCGCATTCCAGGTTGTCTGTGCGGCCGTTGCGAGAGATATCTTACCTGTTAATAAACCAACCACAGTCTGTCCGGCTGTCAGGGTCGCATTGGATTTAATTCCTGATTCCATGGCAATGAGCTGCGCTGCATTAAACACATCTACTGCGTCCGAAGCTGTTTTCCAGGCTTTTGCCCCTTTGCTCAAAGCTCCCGTTGTCTCTGTAATAACTTTATAGCCTTTAAACGCTGTAAAAGCAGCCGTTGCAGATGCCGCAATTACATCCAGATTCTCCGCCGCAAAGTCCAACCCTTTTGTCAAAGGAGGTAAAGCTTTTTCTGCCAGATTTCCTGCTGCAGCTATCGAATTATCAAAGGTAGTAACAACCGTTTTTCCTGCCTTTTTCAGCCCCCCGGAATTTAAAGAATCGGATATTGCGTCAATAGCCTTATCCACTGGTTTTTCCAACTTAGCCGGCAATAAATCCGCTAATCCTCCTGCCAGAGTTTTAGCCATATCTCCTGCAGCGCCGGTCAGTTTCTTTTTGTTTCTTCCTATTCCCTTTGTAAAGGATTCTACAAAATCAATAGCAACGTCCACCATATCAGGTGCATGTTCAGCCGCTTTTACAGCAAGATTCGCAAATTCATCGCCTGCCGTTTCAACAGCTTTATCCAACCCACCTTTTTCAAACGCTGCTGTAATATTGTTAATACTTTCCGTAGCTGTTTCTGCGGTTTCCTTTAAGCTATCCGATACGCTTTCATAAAAGACAATCCCCAGACTCTCTGCAGAACCGCCAAGCTGCTCTATGGCACCTTTCAAGTTATCCTGCATAGTATCAGCAGCTTTCTTTGCCGCGCCGTCACAGTTTTCATAAGACTTTGTCAGAACTGACAAGTTGCCTTCCCCTTCATTTATAAGGGCCAGCATGCCTGACAACGCTTCCTGTCCATACAGAGTTACCAGGTAATTATTCTTCTGCTCATCCGTCATTCCGCTAAATGCACCCTGAAGCATACCTACCTGTTCACTTAGGGACTTCATTTTTCCATTGGAATCATAGAAGGAAATCCCCAGTTCCTCCATTGCGTCTGTCATATCGTCTGTAGGCTTGGAAAGTCTTGACAATGCACC